AGAACTACAAAACCGGAAGTCCATTTCCTAGATTAAATAATTTTGACGAAAGAACTTCAGACATGCTAGATAAATCTCGACAAGATATTGTTGATTTTAGCGGTTATAGAGGAAAAGATACTTTTAAAAAATCTTTACAACAAGGACCTAGTTCTAATGTTGATAAAGCATTTGAAAAAAATAAACGTGACTTGTATGGTAATAAAAATAAATATCCATATTTATCATCTAGATTTTTAATAAACCCTTATGTTAAAGACCCGTTTGATAGAGGAACAAGAGATGACATGAACACAATGAGAGACCAAGAAAGAGTTCTTCAACAAACTCGAGCTAAAAGAGGTATATCTGGTCCTTCTGAACTTTTAGAAGATTATGAAACAGCAGCACAAGTGTCATCTAGAATAGGAGATGATTTATTAAGTGCTCAAGAACTAGGAGACGAACAAGGTATGAGCCAAGCCGTATTCGACGCGCAAAAAAGAATGCAAGCAGATAAAATGTTAAATACTAGAAACCTACAAAGAAGACCTAAACCTGGCGAAAATTTTGGTGATGAATTTACTGGAGACTATATAGATGGTGTAGCTTATAAAAACGCTAGAATGATAGATGATTTTAATAGAGCTAGAAGTGCAGGAGTATCTGCTCAAGATTTAAGTGACTTTGCAAGACAGTCAAATGAAAGAATGAGATATTTTGATCCTTCTGAAGGTTTAGGAATGAGAGATGAAAGAACTGGAGAGTATAAAATAAATTTTGGTGGACAATAAATGAGTAAAAAATTTAAAGATACTAAAGTCGGTAAATTTTTATCTAACGCAGCTCCTGGTATTTTAAACACAGTAGGTGATGTATTACCTGACAATGGTGTTATGGGTTTAGTAAAAAATCTTATACATAAAGAAACGGCTTTACCGCCAGAAGATAAAGAAAAAGCTTTGAAATTACTAGAATTAGATGTAATTGAAATGCAAGAAATATCAAAGCGTTGGAATAGCGATATGAAGTCAGATTCCTGGCTAAGTAAAAACACGCGTCCTATGTCTTTGATTTTTTTAACTATATCTATGGTTATTCTTATATTACTAGATAGTTTTGAATTAAAATTTGGTGTAAGTGAAAACTGGGTAGATCTTTTACAAACTTTATTAGTAACAGTATACGTAGCATACTTTGGTTCTCGAGGAGCTGAAAAATTTCAATCTATTAGAAAAAAGTAAATATTATTCAAAATAAGTGATTATAATTTAGAACAATTAAATTAAATCAAATATTATGAAAAAATTATTAATAGGCATGTTAATGCTTGTGAGCACTTTCACTTATGCTCAAGAAATTCCTGGACTTGAAGGTTTATGGAAAGGTGAAAAATCAACTTATTACGTTGCTATTTTATGGGACGGTGATAAATATACTTTTAGTAACTTTTCTTTTGTAACAGGTAAAACTGCTAAAGAAAAAATTTATAAAAAAGGTAAAGACTATATTGTAACAAATATATATACCGGAAGAACTAAACATAGTGTTAATATTAAATACACTGTAGTAGACGAACAAACTATATTATGTGAATTTACAGGATCTAGCAACAACATAAGTAAGTATAAACGAATTAAATTAAATTAAATGGCTGAAAACAAAGTAACAGAAAAAGAGTTAAAAGAAATACAAGATTTACAATCAAATCTTTATAAATTAACTACAGACATCGGGGTTTTAGAAACTCAAAAACACGCGGTTTTACATGAACTAGCAGGTGTTAATCAAAAACAAGAAGAGTTTAAAAAAGTACTAGAAGAAAAATACGGTTCAATAAATATAAATTTACAAGACGGTACTTTTGAATTACAAAAAGAAAATGAGTAATGTTATAAGAAAAATCAGCATTGGTGCTGATTATAAGAATGAAGCAATGCATTATTCTGTAGGTCAACAGGTTTATGGTGGTCATGAAATATCACACATACTGTTAGATGAAAAAGATAATTCTTATAATATACATATAAAAAAACACAATGAGATATTGCCATGGAAAAAATTTAATTCTAACATGGCTATATCTATTGAGTATGACTTAGAATATTAATGAAAAGTTTATACGATTTTATTGTAGAACCTTTAGGGGAGCGTTATGCGAATACTAAAAAAATAGGTGAAAAAACTTTAATTTTAAATACTAAAATTGAGTCTTGGAAATTTGTTAATAGATTTGCTGTAGTTTTAGAAACACCAATTGCTATAAATACTTCTATTAAAAAAGGAGATATAATTATAGTGCATCAAAATGTTTTTAGACGTTTCTACAATATGAAAGGAAAACAAAGTAATAGTAGGTCTTATTTTAAAGACAATATGTATTTTGTTGGTATGGACCAAATTTATCTATACAAAAGTAACGACACTTGGAAATCCATTGGTGATCGTTGCTTTATAAAACCAATTAAAAATTCATCTTCTCTAGAGAACAGAAAAGAAAATCCTTACATAGGAATAGTTAAAATTGGTAATAATAAGTTAGAGGCATCTAAGATTAATCCAGGAGACAAGATAGGATTTAAACCAGGTGCTGAATGGGAGTTTGTTATAGATGACGAACGTCTTTATTGTATGAAATCAAATGATATAGTTATAAAATATGAGCACAAAGGAAACGAAAAAGAATATAATCCAAGCTGGGCAATTAGCAGTTAAAGAATTAATTAAAGTTGCTAAAGAACCAATTATAGATTTTGGACCAGACATTTCTGCAGATAGATTAAAAAATGCAGCTGCTACTAAAAAATTATGTATATTTGATGCTTTTGAAATATTAAATAGAATAGAAGAAGAAAGAAATCTACTTGAAGATAAACCTAAAGTAGAAGAAAAAAAAGAAACTACATTTCGTGGTTTTGCAGAAGGGAGATCTAAATAATGTACGAGCAAAGTTTATATAATGTATTAAAAGATTACATTAAACCAAAAATTCTTAAACGAAATAATAAGTATAAGAAATGGGAATATGGTTATAACGAAGAGTATGATTTTGTAGTTATAAGTAAAGATGGAACTGTAGGTGATATATATGAAATACAAGGTTTAAAAATTGGAATTCCTAGTAAACCTAAAGAAATACATACTTTTGAAGATAATAAATGGAAAAGAACACCATTACCTAAAGTTCTTAAAAAAATTAAAAGTGTTTTTGAGTGGGATAAATATCCAGAAGATTTTAAAGAAAGATGGTATGATTTTATTGATATAGAATTTACTAGACGTGAAGAAGGTTTTTGGTTTAAAAACGGTGATAAAAATTTATACTTAACTGGAACACATTACATGTACTTACAATGGAGTAAGATTGATGTTGGACCACCAGACTTTAGAGAAGCGAATAGATTATTCTTTATATTCTGGGAAGCTTGTAAAGCAGATGTTAGATGTTATGGCATGTGTTATTTAAAAAACCGTAGATCTGGTTTTTCATTTATGGCTTCAGGAGAAGTTGTTAATTTAGCTACAATATCTAGTGATTCAAGATATGGTATATTATCTAAAACAGGTCCTGATGCTAAAACTATGTTTACTGACAAAGTAGTACCAATATCAGTTAATTATCCTTTCTTTTTTAAACCGATTCAAGACGGTATGGATCGACCTAAAACAGAATTAGCATATAGAGTGCCAGCTTCTAAATTTACACGAAGAAAAATTATAAGTGGAGAAGTTGCGGCAGAGTTGCAAGGATTAGATACAACAATTGATTGGAAAAATACTGGAGACAATAGTTATGATGGTGAAAAACTAAAACTATTAGTACACGATGAATCTGGTAAATGGGAAAGACCTAATAATATTTTAAACAACTGGAGAGTTACAAAAACATGTTTAAGATTAGGTTCTAGAATTATTGGTAAGTGCATGATGGGATCAACATCAAACGCTTTAGACAAAGGTGGTGGTAATTTTAAAAAATTATATGAAAGTTCAGATGTTAACAAAAGAAATGCAAATGGACAAACGCGTAGCGGACTCTATAGTTTGTTCATACCTATGGAATGGAACTACGAAGGATACATTGATTCTTATGGCGTACCTGTATTCGAAACACCCAAAGAACCTAAGGAAGATCCTCACGGCCAAAAAATTAAACTAGGAGTATTAGACTATTGGAAAAATGAAGTAGATGGGTTAAGCGAAGATCAAGATGCTTTAAATGAATTTTACAGACAGTTTCCACGTACAACTAAACATGCTTTTAGAGATGAATCTAAAAACTCTTTATTTAACTTAACTAAAATATACCAACAAGTTGATTGGAACGCAGATATAAAACATAGCAATGTTGTAACTCAAGGTTCTTTTGCTTGGACAGGAGGTATAAAAGATACTAGTGTAATATTTGTTCCAAATAAAAGTGGTAGATTTTTTGTGTCATGGGTTCCACCTCAAAGATTACAAAACAATATAATTAACAAGTTAGGAAGAAAACATCCTGGTAATGAAAACCTAGGAGCTTTTGGTTGTGATAGTTATGATATATCAGGAACAGTAGATGGTAGAGGTTCTAATGGATCTTTACATGGTTTAACTAAATTTAGTATGGAAGATGTTCCACCTAATCATTTCTTTTTAGAATATATAGCTAGACCACAAACGGCTGAAATGTTTTTTGAAGATGTACTTATGGCTTGTGTTTTTTATGGTATGCCAATATTAGCAGAAAATAACAAACCTAGATTATTGTATCATTTTAAAAGAAGAGGTTATAGAGCTTACGCAATGAATAGACCTGATAAAATATACAACAAGTTATCAGTAACAGAAAGAGAAATAGGTGGTATACCAAATTCAAGCGAAGATATTAAACAAGCTCATGCTGCTGCTATAGAATCTTATATAGAAGAGCGAGTTGGTTTACTAGAAAATCTTAACTATGGAGATATGTATTTCCAAAGAACATTAGAAGACTGGGCAAAATTTAATATAAATAACAGAACATCACATGATGCTTCTATTAGTTCAGGATTAGCTATTATGGCATGTAATAAAAATAAATATAGACCAGTTCCTAAGTTGATTAAACAAACGTATGATTTAGGTATAAAAAAATACGACAATAGTGGTTCATTATCAAAAATTATAGATTAAATGAAGATAAATTATAATACTAATAGTACATTTCCTAGCCAAGTTGTTAGTGACGGTGAAAAAGCTACTTGGGAGTATGGCACGCAGGTTGCACAAGCTATAGAGCAGGAATGGTTTAATCAAGGTAGAACTAATGGTAATAGATACTTAACTACTTGGAACAATTACAATAGACTAAGATTATACGCAAGAGGTGAACAACCTGTAGAAAAATATAAAGATGAATTATCTATTAATGGCGATTTGTCTTATCTTAATTTAGACTGGAAACCAGTTCCTATTATATCTAAATTTGTTGACAT